AAATACTCTGTCAAAAGTTGTGTCATGTTATTTCTTTCCATGATAACGATGAGCTATCATACCAATCTCATCAATCAACGCCAAAGCCTGCATTCTATTTGTGTTTAATGCATCGTTGACTTTTTCCAATTCTTCAGAAAGCTTTCCTAAATACTTGGAGTTTCTTTTCATGGATTGTAATCCGTGTGTATTTCTCATTTCAAAGTTATCTTCATCTAACAATTGCTCTGCAAGATTTATAGCATATTTTGACGCTTCACCAAGGCCGTGGGACTTTTGCTCATTAAAGTGACCATAAAGTTCCTTTAGTTCTCTCAAACCATATTCTTCCATGCCATCCTGATAGCCCGCGACGTCTGCAGACACAGTTTCCTTTTTTGCAACTGATTCACTCAATCTTTTCCACGACTGTGGGTTTTTCTTTTTAAGATTTCGAATTTCATCTTTAATGATTGTGCGTAAGTCCATTTCCAATAGTTTCCAATCCGATGGCGTAATAGGTTTATTCGATGTGTTTCCCTTATACGGGTTTTTGTCTCTAGGAATTATTCCTCTTCCTGGATATGGTTCCTTTTTAGTCCACCACTTCATTTTATTGCTCATGTCGTTATTTCATCCAAAAGACCAACATACTTCAAAATCGTTGTTAGCGCCGATTCCGTGATCGGGTTTCGTCTTAAGACAATAGAATCATTTTTCCATTTTTTAGATATTTGTTCAAACTTGACTTTAAGAACTTTGTTTTCACAAATAATTGTTTTTTGTTTATAACTCTTAATTCGATCAGAAATTGACTTCATCGTTTGTTCGATGAATTTTCTAAAATCAACATCGTTGCTTTCTACCATTTTCTTAACGATAGTTTTTTGACCCTTTGTCAATTTGTTGTCATATTTTTTATTATAGCTTTCAATGACAAGCTTAAAAACTAAATTATTGTACTTTTTAGAAGCTTCAAGTTTTTTAAGTTCGGGAGGATCATTGTTTAAAACGAACTCGCATATCTTTTCTTCGAGCTTTATTTTCTTTAGTTTGTCTTCCAAGGATAACTTTTTTCTTCTATTCAGATCAATACACTGGTGAACGTTGGCGTATACCTTGTAATTTTTTATTTTCGTATTGAAAAAACCTTCAGAAAAATAAGCATCGATCTCGCTTAGCAAACGAGATTTTTCGGCATTAATTTTTTTGTTATCAAGTTTTTCAGAAAAAGCGAACACTTCTTGGACAAGCTCCTGGGCGACGCGGTGTGAAGAAACCTTATTGTTCAGTATAATAGAAAAAACATTAATTTCTTCACCAAGAATAGTTCCCGGAGAATAATATTTTTTAATCATCGATAAAATCGCATCACTTTTGATATTATCCTTGTCGATAAAAGATTCCGCAAGAAATCTAATTAGCATCTCGTAAATAAGACCTGTGTTTATTCTTTTGTTGTGTTTGTACTTCATTTTAACTTATGTTTTCCCCAAAAAATATCAAAAATAATTTTTGCTATTAAATATTTATCTAGAAGCTTCCCGCGATTCACTTTTTTGTAGTAATTTTTCGTTGTTTTCAACACTTTTAATGGCTTTTTCCGCTAGCTCAAACAGTATATCGTCTTTACTGCGCAAAATTTCTCTATGAGACATACTCAATAATTCCTTATAGTCGATCGGAGGACCCGGATCCATGGCGGAATTCGATCTCATATCTCCCATTTTTGGATATTTTCTAGGTCGACCCGGCTTGCCATTTCGTCTCCACGTATCTCTAGGCGTGTCTGGAATTTCGGTTTCAACTTTTCCACCTCCCTCGGGAGCTGGTTGATTCGTGGTTGATTGCATTGCCTGTTTTAATCCTTCTAATCCTTCATCTTCTATTTTTTGTATTTTAAATTCATAATACTTATCAAGCAACAATTCTTTTTCTAGTTCATCTATGTTTTTAGAACCAATTCCGAATACGTGGTTATACGCCCAACTTCTAGAAAAGAATTTTTGAGTAAGAGCCTCGGCCAGAGATAATTTTTCATTCATCAATTCTATTTTTTGTATTTCTGAAGCTGTCGACGGATTGTTCAGCGAAAGCGTAAAATTCAAAGCGTCTTCTGGATTGTAACCAAGAACAATCAAATGAATGATGCCTATTTTTGACATCTCCGCCAAAAATATCTTTTGAATTCTTTGAATAGTTCTAGCAAAGCGAATGTCTTCTTGCGAAAGCGTAGCTTTTGCCGCAATGTCTTCTTCGTACGTCAGGAACGCTTTTGGAATCTTGAGGGCTGCAAACAATTTCTTTTGAATGTATTCGACATCCTCAATGTCGCCCAAATTTTGTGCACCGGGCAAAGATTCGATTTTGCTTCCTTCTCCGCCACGCGTTGGAATGAAAAAATCCTCATCGGCCGCGGCAGGGTTATAGCGAAGATCGTATGTTCCCCTGCTTCGATTCACAACCGGAGTTCTCTTGAATTGATCCCTTATCCTATTAACATAAGATTCTACTTCGTTTGGATTTAGATTTCCTACTTCAATATAATAAATTCTTCTTTCTGCAGCACGAGTAACACGATACACAAGCATTGAATCTTCTAACATTTCGAGTTGCCTAAACACTCTTCTTGCTGGATCTATTACGGCTTTCCCATACGGAAGAAATGCATCATCGCCTAGAAGACGGAAATGACATACTTCCCATTGTTTGAGAACGTCATCTCCCATGCGACCAGAACCATTCAGACCCAGGCCCTCGACTTTAAATACTACGTCGGTCGTTCCACGTTCGGTCGTTTCCTCGGACCGTTCCACCGCGTTTACTGGAAGAGGGGCGACATCGACGACGCCTCTATCTTCCTCAATTACAAGCTGTAGAAAATAATCACCATACTTACACATTCCACGGATCCAACTCCAAATCCAAAACTCAGTATTTAAAATATCATGATATAATTCATCTAGCACATTGCCAATTTGCGTATCACTAGATTTTATTTCTAATATTTTGCCATTTTCATGTGGGGTCGTACATTCATCAGCATAAATATCAAGCGCAGAACTAATCACGGCATCCTGGTCCATAAGGTTATAGTCGGCTAGCCTACTGATCCTATCCAATTGACCATAAGTACCCAACGGATACGTGATCTCCTGCATGTTGTTTCTTTTGTAACCATGACTCAATGTTGCACCGGTTGTTCTCCTCGGCGAACTAGGATTAGTGTGACGAACAACTGGGCCGGCACCAAAAATCCTATTTAGTCTTGCTATTAATTGTCTTCTTCTACTTGGCATTTATAATAACCACTCCATGTTTTCTGTAGTCCCTTTTCCATCTATTTTCATATTAAAAGTTTTATCTGTCATATTTTGATATATGTTTCCCGTCCCGATCGACTCGGTGGCCACGTCGGGAAATACTTCTTTCGTAAACCTGGTATCATGTGAAATGGAATTGACCATAATCTTACTTATAAATGAGTTAGCTTCAAACAACCTCAAAGATGTTGATCTAACGTATGCCCCGATGGCCAGCGACATCACTAAATCATCACAATAAGAATTCATTGCTTGAGGCCTACCCAATAAAAATACAAACGTTCTTAATTCATCCAAAGTTCTACTAGATCTAATTATAAGTTCCTTATTTCTTATGTCTTCTTCTAATCTAGAAATGATCAACGGTCTGGTTCGCGAGGTCGTTTGAAATCCAACCGTTTGTTTTTTGTTATCTAATTGAGAAACTGCCATTCTCATATCAACATAAGGTTTCGAATCTCTACTCGAATAATAAATATTCTCATATTTTAAATCTATTAGTTTTTGTAACGTGGCATAACCAATTGAATTGTTTTCACACACTATTAGTGCATCGTTATATTTTCCTCCAAGATTTGCCAATAAATATGCAAATTCATCTGGGGGTATGTGACCTTGATATTCTGCTACTTGTTCGTATGTCTCAACATCTATAACGTGGCATGCTGAAAAATCCACGCCGTCTCCCCGAGCTACGTCGGCAGATACGACATACTTTCCTGTAACTTTTTCATGTTCCCAAATCCATAAATTTCGATCGTAATTTGTCTTTTCTATTGGTTCCCGTACGAAATTATCCTGATAAAACTTAATATCTACCGGATCGACGACGGTATCTCCTGAAGAAATAAAGTCACATTCATATTCTTGTGCAATATCCTTCGCTGCCATGTTTTCAGTTTCTAGCTTAAACCAATTTTCGTTTCGATCCGGGTGCAAATACCATGGTAACTTTATTGCATTAAAATCATTCTTTTTTCTAACGGCGTCAGCGTAGCATCTGTGAAAGAAATTACCCACGCCGTTTGGTGTTGAAAGAACAATAGCCGAACCACCCTCAGCTAGGGTAGGATATGCAGCGACCCAAATTTTATCTGACCACTTTATAAAAGCGGCTTCGTCCATAACTAATAGACTCAACGATTCAGACCTACCAGCATCTTCTGACGTGGGAACCGCTTTACAAAAAGAACCATTTGTTAATTTTACCGAAAATTGATTATCGGCCTCGAGTTCGGGTCTTAGATAATCCGGTAAATTCGAATATATCGTTTTGATCTTGCCTATAACATTCTTCGCAACGGTAGCCTTCGTTGCTACGACTAAAATAGATTTTTCTTTATAAAATCTCATCATCCATGCAATGTATCCGGCAGTAATCGTAGAAATTCCCATTTGTCTCGATTTAAGAATTACATTGAATCGATGTTTGACAAACTCTTCGACGCATCTTTGCTGGAAATCCCAAAGATCAAAAGGAATTAAACCTTTGGTGGGATGCGATATCGACGCATATTTGTTTAAAAAATAAACCGGATCATGTCTACATTTGACATATTCAGTTATAACTTCATTTGACATATTTGTAAGTTCTGGTGTGCGTTATATAATGATCGCCCCCACCAGTTCTTCCGTAATGTAATAGACGATCATCACGTCCTAGCTCATTCATTTTTAGTCGCATGCCCGTTCTTTTTTCATAAACATTTGAAAGCTCTACAACGTACTGATCCATGTGACCGTCTACCAGACCTTTATAATTTCTCTTGTTTAAGCCTGCCTGTCGGGTCTTATAATCCAAAGTTAGAGTATCTTTTTTCGTATTGATGCTCGCGTCAATGTTATAATTGTCTTTCGCGTTGCTCAAAATATTAAAAACCGTTTTATGCCAAGGCGTCTTATTCATCGGTCATCTCCTCTAGTTCCTTTACGAACCAACACTCACCACACATATTATGCTTCAATATATAATTATCATCCTTGTGTTGCAAAGTCACATCACATTTTGGGCAACACAAAGGTTTGGCGGGTTCAAAACGATCCATTCTCTCGCTTATCCAATAACCATTCCTCTCGATATATCCTTTTTTAATCATATCTTCTGACATTTGTGTTAATCCTCTGGTTCTGGAACGAATTCAGGAGCTCCTCTATAGAATTTTGCAATGTACTCAGAATTTTGCAAAATTGTTTGGTTGCCGCTTATCCTTTTCAGCATCTTTTTTGTGTTTTTATTCTCTACTCTAGAAAACTGCAAATGTTGTTTGCTCGGCATGTTCGCAACATTAAAATTTAATCCAACCAAGCTTCCTAATAAACCTATTAGTTCTTCCGATAGATCATTTGTCATCGCCGATATCGGAATGCCCTGTTTATTTTCAACTTTGTCGAATGGTTTGTTATATGAGGAGGCTTCCGTTATCGGATTAACCTCCTCCAACATTATTTCATCCACGATCCAAGTATAATGTCCAAGCTTCCCGGCCTGTATCGTTCTTTCCACTTTATACTACCTCATCCTTGGGTTGAAATTTTGGTTGAACTGGAATTACGGGGAGTGATTGGGAGATTGCATCGCCGGCAGGATTTGTTTCATTCGCATGTTTATACATCGCTATCATCCTTTTTCTTAGGCGTTTGATGATCTTTTTTGAATTCTTATTCAAACCCCCCCTGATTACTTCAAATTGCGGGGGAGCAAACGACGCACCTATACAATAGGCTACCAGCTGGACAAATTCATCTGTAAATTCACTAGTGATCGTGGCCGGTTGTAAACCCTTTTCGTTCTCGTCCGTATCAAACGGTTTTGAATACGATGACGCCTCGATAATCGGGTTCGATTCCTCGAGCATTATCTCATCCACTATCCAAGTATAATGTCCAAGTTTCCCGGCCTGGGTGGTTCGTTCCATTAGAAGTTTTTCGGTTGTGATACTTCGGGAGTGTGAACATTCAGTATCTGATAGAGCTGATTGCTTCTTTGTAGCACCCTTTTCATGTATCTGTTTTTAATCTTTCCCTTTTGACCCTTAGCATCGATTGGCATCGAGGTCACCGGGACGAAAGAAACGCCAAAGAAATTTCCTATCAAAGTAACCAAATCGTTCACATCTGCGGATTGCATCGCTGTGGCCGGAATACCAAAGTTATTTTCTGCGTCCTCGAAGGGTTTCACATATGATGAAGCACCCGTTTTCTGGTTCGACTCTTCGATCATTATATCGTCCACGATCCAAGTATAGTGTCCAAGTTTTCCTGCCTGTATCGTTCTTTCCATTTTAAGTTCCTCCTCCGCCTGGGAAGTTCGTATATTTGAACGACATCGTTAGGTGTGTTAGTTCAGAAGCATTGTTGGCCCGATAAAAATCGCGATTGGTGGGTGGTTCGGCCCACTCGGCCGGAAGTTCATCGAGCAAGTATTCTC